TCAAAGAAGATGGTTTTCAAAATATCCGTTTGCCTGATCGGAATATTTTTTTGAAAAATCCGATCTGGTACCGCGGTATACCTGATTCAGAACCGTGTTGGTTTTCCAACCACCACGCTCCATGATGTATGCTTCTGGTACACCCATTGCGTGCATGATTGTGGCTGCATAGTGACGCAGATCATGGAAACGAAAATGTGGCAATCCAAGTTTTTTTATCGTGCGTCCGAAATCATGCGTAATCATATCCGGGTTAAGATTGCAGATTTTGCCGGAAACAGGAAGTTCTTTAATGACTTTATCTGGATATTCAACATAACGATCAGATGTACTATTTTTGGCAACTGATTTTAGTACCCATTTATAATTTTGATTCTTTACCATTGTTTGATGAACATGCACCGTATTTCCTTGTATGTCATCTGCATATAATCCACACACTTCTGATCTTCGTAATGTTCCAATAGATGCAAGAAGAATTGCAACGTATAGATCATAGTTTGCTGTTTTGGTATAGGAAAGCAATGATTGCAGTTCTTCGTCCTTTGGAATATAGTATTGTAAGATTTCTTTTTGGGGCATAGTAACACGAAATGATGCATCCGGTATTTGCAGGCGTATGACTGCACAGAGTAGGCTGTATGCGTTTCGAACGGTCTTGGGCGAATGTTTCCCCGCAAATTCATTTATAAAGCCAACAACTGTGTTCTGGTCAATTTCTGATACATCCATATCTTTGATTGGATCGTAATATTTTTCCATCTGCCGGTAACCGCGCAGGGTGGACGGAGAGAGCACATTGGATTTGGATTCTATGTATCTGGCAAGGGCATCTTTGAATGTGATTCTGTCCGGTGTGGCGCGTTCTTCGGCATAATTCAGTGCCAGCCGTTCTGCTTCACGCTTGGTTGCTGCTGTAAATGATTTGTAGTGTTTCTTTCCGTTTTCATCTTCACCCAGAAAGAGCCGTGCCCTCCAAGATCCGGATGGTAATTTTCTTGCATTCATGTGTCATTCCTCCTAAAAATAGGCGCAAAAATAGCGCGGTAGTTGATTTATCGCGCTCCGAATGATACAATATGCTTGTTCAGGGCGTGTATCTTCGGAGCACGTTTGCCGCTCTGGTGCGCCAACACTGGGGCGGCGTTATTTATTTGACAAAAATGGTTGTGTGACATATAATACACTTAACAGGAAAGCCGGGAGATAGATGAAGCCTATCCGCTCCGGTGCAAAGTTAACAGTTACTATTAAGCAAGCTGCCTACTCCGTGCCAAAGAGACAAGGTAGCTTGCTTATTTTTTATAATTCAGAATTGCTACTATGAGCAGAGCCACGGTCAAAATGACCATGAATTCTTCATATGTACTCATAAGCGTCACCCTTTCTACAGGATTAGAACGGATGACTGCATACCTTCTCGGCTTCCCGGGTAAGTATATTATATTGTCATGGTACATGGTACATAGTATTGGCATAAGTATGCTAAAATGAAAATATATCATTTAGGAGGCATACAAATGAATAAAAAACAATACAAAAAAATGGATTGTTCAAAACTAAAGTCCGATTTATGTGAAACAACAATGGATAAAAATTTTGCGTATTTCACGCGTGAGATACCGAACGATAGACGTAAATTATATAGTTCTGCTGAAATAATTGATATTAACAGACGAATCTAATTGCGATACTTGTTTGATAGTGTTTATCATACAGTCTTTAATCGGTATTTCAAATTTTGTAATGTTATCCATATATATTTTTTCTATAATTTTTCCGTCAATAGTTCCACCTATGGAGCAAACTCTTGGATTAGTAACTATATGTTTTTGTAATGTAAATTGTGTTACATCACCAATTGTTGAATTATACATTTGGTGATGCTTGTCCCTCCCGATTATAATAAACGAAGAATGAAATCGTTCATGTAATCGAGGATCATCCATTAAAAATGTAATTAGTTCCCAGAAGTCATCAATGTAATATTCATTTCGTTCGTTTCCCATTTGTGATAATACATGATCCAAAAAGTATTCTGTAGATTCGACAAATCCGGCAAAACCAAGTATTATATTATGATTGATTTTTCTGGTTTTATTATAATGTTCTGAATAGCACCCGTCTTTTCCGGCGCGGCCATCACTCATGATAATGGCATTGTCTTTATTGGCATACCCTAGTATTAAACTCATTTCAAACCTCCTCCAAGATTTGCTTGACACGTTATATGATCAATCATATTTTGTAATTTGTCTCTATTCCACGTTTTTTGAGGAACATATTTATTTATATTGATTCATTTCATCTTCATGCTCTAATTGAGCATTGCACATAACCATATATCTTTCCAATTCGTCATAAGAAAGATTGGAATGTGAGATAGTACTTTGATTTTGATCATTAGAAATAGATGTATTTTCATTAAAGGTTTTATCAGCTTCATTATTCTCAGGTGTGCGCGCTAAAATTGCATCAATATTTGGGAATATACTGTTATTATTTAGTGAATAATCACTATGTTCTGAAGGAATTTCCAAGTCAATATCTGTATCGCTTATGCCTTCGTAATCGCAAGAATTCTCATCTCTTTGCTCAGAAACAGTAGATTTCGTTTTTCGATATAGATTGCGTATCAAATAGGCGGTAAGAATTATAAAAACTATAATTGAAAAAAATATAAAAACCTCTTTGGGATATACTAAAAACAATGCAAAGGCGATAAATGCAATTAAGTTTTTTAAAGGAAAAAGTTTTCCTTGCGGTTCAACCATTGGCATGAGTTTTACGCCAAGCTTTGAAGCTTCGTCTTTAGCCTGCTTTGTAAACGTTGAGTTGGTGATGACAATTCCATAATCGCAATCGTACAGTGTCATTCCGGTATAAACTTCTTGGATGGCTTTATTACCTACTGGAGATGAATAGTATTTGCATTGAACTGCATATTTCTTTCCGCGTTTATACGCAACGACATCTACGCCATGATCTCCACTTGCTTTTGTAGTCTTTGCGTCTCGGTAGCCGTGGTGATTTAGATAGTCGGCACAAAAATGTTCGTATTCAATTCCATTATCGACCTTGTTACTATGCTTTGTTGATATTTTTAATGCTTTAAGAATCTGATTAAAGCATACCTGAAATATGCGAAATGGTAATTGAATTGTATATAAAATTAAGTAAGCCGAAAACACAAATAAATAGTAAACAATATAGAATGGCATAATAAATGGGAAAATTGTAAAATACCATAATATTCCATGACGTTTGTTCATAATACGCACCTGCCTTTTACGTTAAAGTTATCTGGGGTTTCGGCAGAAATCCATAATTCCCAAAGGTTCAAAATATATTAAATAGTTGTCCTTTCGCACATATAGCCCGTATTTTTCTTTGTAGTATTCCAAACAGTCCATCAGAAATTCTTCTGTTACGTTCAGATGCTCAGCAATCTCAAACTTATTCCGGCATCTGCATTTGTACGAATCAATCAGATCATTAAGAGAGAGCAGTTTGTGGTACGCCCAGATTCTGGCACGTCGTTCCTGCTTCCGGTTGGAAACGTCCGTCTGATTCATGATGTCCCCGACCGTGGTGTAGTGGTGACCGAGTTCTTCGGCAAGCACACACGCCTTTTCTGATTCTATGTACATATCGCTATTTAGTGCGATAGTGCCATCACAGTATAATCCTTTTAATCGAGTTCCGGACAAATCGAATTTATCCGTAACAATCACATTTGACTGATCCGCATCATTTAATAACTCTTCGTATTTATTCAAGGTAGATTCACCTCCAGCGAAAAGAATACTCCAATAGGTGTCCTATATAACGGACTATTTGCGACTTGATTTTACGAATGCTGCGAATTCTTTAATCCTGTCGAGTTCGTCTTCTGTATATTCATCTCCATCGAAGTGAGCTGCCATAGCGGTTGGCTTTTCTATTTCTTCATCAGCAAATAAATATGAAGTAGTTGTACCTAGAACTTTTACAAACGATGAAATTTTACTTTGCGGCAAATCTACTTTTCCAGCTTCAACCTTTGCAATTGCAGTTTTATCTTTATATCCGACTTTTTCAGCCAATTCAGCTTGAGACATTTTTTTTGATTCACGAAGTCCTTTAATTCGTAACCCCATGCTTTCTTGGGTAGTCATAGCGTCCACCTACCTTTCTTATAATGGATAATAACATATAAATGAATTTTATTCAACATTTTTGTGAAAAACAGTTGACAGAAATTCAACCACGAGGTATTATAATGACAGAGTTGAACGAGAGTCAACCAGAAAGGAGAGGAAAAGTTGACAGATACAGATAAACTAAATGATGCTATTTTAGAATCTGGAATAAAAATTGTAGCGATTGCTGGGAAACTCGGTATATCAAGAGAAGGATTTTATAAGAAACTCAACAATGAAACAGAGTTCAAGGCATCAGAGATTGCTGCGATGCAAAGAATCTTAGGTTTGACAAATAGGAGACGTGATGAAATTTTTTTTGCACAAAAGGTTGAATAAAAATCAACCACAAAAGAAAGGAGAGTGAGAAGATGGACGAAGTAGATAAACTCATTGAAAGGCTGGCGATTCATATTCAGTCAATTATCTCATCGAGAGAAGGTTCAGATATGGAGATCGCAGAGAAGACAAAAGCTCTTGCAGAGCTGGTGTCCGCAAGAGCCATGTACTTTCAGAAACCCTGTATAGAAAGTGTTGAAAAAGGTGTTATGAGAGCTGTTTCATCAGCCATTCATGGTACTGGCGAAGAATTTCAAGGCTGATTGATGTGGAAAGTGCAGACGCATTGGTGACTGGATTGCTATTTACATCTACATTTTCTGCACCACGGGCAACGTCCTGTAAGAAGATTATAACACGAAGAACATAGGAGAGAAAGTAACAGAAGGGAGCGTGAGAAAATGCCGAAAACGAATCTTGCGCATAGCGCCACAAAGAAGAAAATGGCCTACGTTCGCGGAATGATGGCGGGTGGACAGGCACAACAAGGCAAAGATCCGGCAGACCTTGCCCCGAAGTTTGGAGTTACGGAGAAAACAATCCAAAACTGGATCAGAAAGCCAGAAAGAATGAACGTTGAGAACTTTTTCCGGCTGGCAGATGATCTTGGATTGAAGATCACAGTAGAGTTTAAGGAAATTCCGGAATAGGAGAAATATGAAAGAAAGAGTATTTAAGATCGGAGTCGCAATTATGGCACTTGGCGCAATGGCTATGGACTCGAAAGGAGTTGGCTGGATGATTGCCGCAGGAATGGTAATTGCTGGCGCGGTGATCGCACATGTGGCATACACACTCGAGAGAGTGGAAAAAGAGCGGAAGGAAACCGAGCACCGTATACAGCAACTTCGGAAATCTGCGTGAAAGGAGAGGAAATGCACATCAGCGGAATAAGATCCGTAAAACCGGACAGGCAGATTCTTAATCCAACGTACCCACGTAGGGATAAGAAAAATGAAGGGGATTTTAAGGATTTGTTAGAGACGGAAATAAAAAAGATGGAATCACAACAGCCGTCCAAAGCACAGTGATTCCACCAATTGGGGGTTTTGTTTCTCTATATTTAAGGAAAACAAAAGAAAAAGTAAGTATTAAAAATAATACTGTATTTTTATTTTACAAGAAATAGATTGGATGTGCAAGTAAAATTATGTATTTTCGAATTTGTGAGCACTGTGGCGCGTATCTGGATCCCGGGGAAACATGCGATTGTGCTGAACGGTCCAGAAAGAAAAGCAGCGATTACATGGCACTTTTTGAAAACGGTCATGATGGACAGATGAAAATGAAAGTAGAGGAAATGAATGAGAATTACAAGTATTAAGATCAGAAATCTTTTCGGAATCAAGGAATATGAGCAGGATGGAAGTTCCGTGGAACTGTCCGGGACAAATGGTATTGGCAAAACATCCGTGATTGATGCCATCCGGTACGCCCTGACAAATAAATCTGACAGAGATTATATTGTCCGGAAGGGCGAGACAGAGGGAGAGATCCTTATTGAGACAGACACAGGACTCCGGATTAACCGGAAATCCAGAACCAATCAGGCAGATTATAAAAGCGTTAAGCAGAACGGGGCAGAAATCGGAAGCCCGGAAGCGTTTCTTCGTGACATTTTTACGCCGCTGCAGCTTAACCCGATTGAGTTCATGGAAATGGATAAGAAGAAACAGAATGCCACAATTCTGGACATGATCGAATATGACTGGGATATCAATAAGATCAAGGAATGGTTCGGGGAGATCCCGGGCTGGGTATCGTATGACCAGAACATTTTACAGATTCTTGATGACATCCAGAGCGAAAAGGGTGAGTATTTCATGCACCGGCAGGATATTAACCGTGATATCCGCAATAAGAAAGCATTTATTGAAGAGATTGCAGAGGGAATTCCGGCAGGATATGACGTTGAGAAGTGGAAAGCTGCCTCTACATCGGATATTTACCATGAGATTGAACAGATCCGGAGTGATAACCGGATGATCGAAAAGGCGCAGATGCTGAAAGATGCAAGAGACAGCAAGATCCGATCGTTTGAAGCGGATAAGGAAATCGCAAAATCTGCACTGGATACGGAATTTTCCAACCGTTCCCATCAGATCGAGCAGGATATTTTGAAACTGAACAATCAGATTAAGGCTTTGCAGACAGAGCAGGAAGGTCTTGCAGCAAAGAAGCAGGACAAGCTGGCACTGATTGAACAGAAATATAAGACGGATGTTACAAAATATGATGCGGAAGTAGCAGAGTATGCTCCATACATCGGCAGAGAAAAGAAAGATGTGTCAGGTCTTGTAAAGGATGCAGAGTACATGGAAAAGATGAAAGGACACATCAATGAGTATGAGCGCATGATTGATTTGCAGAAAGAGGTAGAAGATCTTTCTTCGGAATCTTCGGATCTTACGAACAAAATCGAAAAGGCGCGGACTCTTCCGGGAGAAATTTTACAGAACTGCAGTATTCCGATTGATGGACTTACAGTTGAAAATGGCATTCCGCTGATCAACGGACTTCCGGTATCCAATCTTTCCGAGGGCGAAAAGCTGGATCTGTGCATTGATGTGTCAATCCAGAAGCCGAACGGGTTACAGATTATTCTGATCGATGGTGCAGAGAAGCTTTCCACCGGTTTGAGGGAAAAGCTGTACGCAAAATGTAAAGAAAAAGGATTGCAGTTTATTGCGACCAGAACCACGGATGATACTGCAATGACTGTTGTTGAGTTATAGGAGGCATGGAATGGATAATACAGAAATTATGACAACACCACAGCAGACGGCTGTGGCATCGAAAGACAATATATATGCCAGTACACAGGCATTTAATGAGCTGTTCAAGATCGGCAGTGTTATGAGCAAAACACAGTTGGTTCCGGACAATTACCGCAATAAACCGGAAGACTGTACGATTGCTATTGATATTGCAAACCGTAACGGCATGAGTCCTTTGTCGGTAATGCAAAACCTGTATGTTGTAAAGGGAAAGCCTACATGGAGTGGGCAGGCATGTATCGCTATGCTCCGGGCATCCAAGGAATATGAGCATGTAAAACCGGTTATGGTCGGAGAGAGGAACACGGATGGCTGGGGCTGTTATTTTAAGGCCATTGATAAATCTGACGGGGAGGTTGCAAAAGGAACACTTGTCACTATCCAGATGGCAAAAGATGAGGGCTGGTATTCCAAACCGGGAAGTAAATGGCCGACCATGCCAGAGCAGATGCTTCAGTACAGAGCCGCCGCTTTCTTTGCAAGAATCTATATGCCGAATGCACTTATGGGATTCAGCGTTGAGGGGGAAGTAGAAGATATCTCCCCGGTACCAGTGCAGGCTCCGCCAGATCCGTTCTCAAATGCAAAGGTAACACAGGAAGCATCGGAGGTATTTGACAATGTTATTGACTAATGAGAATTACTACAGCCAGGAAGCAAACAGAGAGTATCTGTCTGTCAGCCAGTATAAAGATTTCATGGGTACATACGGGAAAACAGGATGCGAGGAATATGCCCTTGCGAAACTGGATGGTACATGGGTAGAGAATATGGAAGATTCTGACGCGCTGATGGTCGGCTCCTATGTGGATGCACACTTTGAAGGTACGCTGGACCTGTTCAAGGCACAGCATCCGTGTATGTTCAAAAAGGATGGAAGCCTTATGAAAAAGTACATCAAGGCAAATGAGATGATCAACCGCTGTGAGCGCGATCCATTGTTTATGCAGTACATGAGCGGAGAAAAGCAGGTCATTATGACCGCTGATATGTTTGGGGCGAAATGGAAAATCAAGATTGACAGTTACCATCCTGGGAAATGCATCGTGGATCTGAAAACCTGTCAGAGCATTACAAAGGAATTCTATCATCCAGATACCGGCCATCTCAATTTTCTTGCAGAATGGGGATATTACATTCAGGGCGCGGTGTACCAGAAGGTGGTGGAGATCAATACCGGAAAGAAACTGCCATTTTTTATCGCGGCCGTGTCAAAAGAAAAAGTACCGGATATACAGCTGATCGCAGTGGAGCAGAGTCTGCTGGATGAAGCAATCACAGAAGTGGAGCGGAATGTGCCCGGTATTGTGGCTTTAAAGAACAGAGAGGTTGCCCCAATCCGGTGTGAGCACTGTGATTACTGTAAACACACAAAGGTGCTGCAAAGTCCAATCTGGTCAAGTGAACTGATCGGGGAGGTGTAGATGCGAGATTCCATTGTTGTTGATATGCGGTATGCCGGATATGACATGATTGACGGGACACCAAATGTACACCGGCACCATATTTTTGAAGGGACGGCAAACCGGCGGCTGTCGGATGAAGATGGCCTGTGGGTGCCGTTATCTTATGAACACCATGAGGGAAACATGAGTGTGCACAGGAATAAGGAGATGGGGGTGTTAATGCATGTAATTGGGCAGCTTGCATGGGAAAAGCATTACATAGCAGGGAATGAGGATGTAAACGAAGCGGATGCAAGGGAAGCCTTCCGGAAGAGATATGGAAAAAGTTATTTGTAATTATACCGGTTCTTCGGAGCCGGGGAAAGGATATGCCAGTGAATATTGAACAGAAAACATTGACCTCTGTTGAGGTTGCGGAGATGGTGGGAAAACCACATAACGATTTAATGAAAGATATCAGAAGATACACATCCCAGTTTAACGAGGGGAATATTTCCCACGTTGAATTTTTTACAGAGAATACTTATCTGGATAAAAAAGGGCAGGAAAGACCGTGTTATCTGGTCACAAAGAAAGGCTGCGAATTTATCGCCCACAAGCTGACCGGAGTAAAGGGTACAGAGTTTACAGCAAAGTACATCAATCGTTTTCATGAACTTGAGGAACATGTGCAGAAACCACGCACGGCTCTGGAACAGATCGCATTGCTCGCACAGGGAGCCTTGGAACTGGAAGAAAAAGTTGATTCTGTGGAGCATGAGGTTTACTCAATCAAGAATGACATGCCGTTGTTTGGCGCGGAATCGGATGAACTGTCAGCACACGTAAAGCGTAAAGGTGTGGAAATGCTTGGTGGCAAGAAATCAGAAGCCTATAAGGATAACAAAGTACGTCAGACTGTATACCGTGATATTTATAGCCAGTTGAAACGTGAATTCGGTATTTATGATGAAGATGGAAAGACGAAGAGCTATAAAGCCTTGAAGCGTAAGGATCTGGCAGATGCGCATGAATTTATTGACTGCTACACTTTACCGGCATATCTGCAGGATGTGATCACAGGCTGTAATGCACAGATCAGAATGGATGGTGATCCGTGTGGAGTATAGTTTTACAATCCCCGGTAGGCTGGATGGTCTGAATGATTACACTGCAGCCAACCGGATAAACCCACATAAGGGTGGGAAAGCAAAGAGGGACAATGAGCTTCTTGTGATCGGCTGCATACGGCATCAGCTGCGTGGGATACATATCACAGATCCGGTTTTGATCTATTATCATTTTTACGAAAAAGATATGCGGCGTGACGGGGACAATATTGTATCCTGCGGGGCAAAATTTATTCAGGACAGCTTAACCAAGACACAGGTGCTGCAGGAAGATAACCGTAAATGCATTCCTAATTTTTACCATGATGTGTCGGTAGACAGGGAGAACCCGAGAATTGAAGTTACGATAACGGAGCTGACAAAAGAACAATCAAAGATGCCACTTGTTGACCTGCTTAAAGATCTGGAAGTGGGGTGATGACTTGGCAGAAAAGAACAGCTTCGTCATGTATACAGAGTATTTAAAGCATATCCAGAAGATGGACATGGAGCAGCGGGGGAAGCTGTTCACTGCCATCCTCTGTTATGCGGCAGGGGAAGAGATACCGGAACTTGATGCGGCGGCAGATATGGCATTCAGCTTTATCCAAGATCGAATGGACCGCGATAACGCGGCATACATGCAGAAATGTGAGAAGCGCAGGGAAGCCGGTAAGCTTGGCGGCAGACCGAAAGCAAATGCTTCTGGCGAAAACCAAGTAAAAGCAAAAAAAGCAAATGGTTTTTCTGAAAAGCAAAATAACCCTGATACTGATAATGAACCTGATAGTGATAATGATACTGATAAAAAAATAAATACTTTGGCTGATGCCAAAGCAATGTTTGAACGTTTGTGGAAACTGTATCCGAACAAAAAAGGCAAAGGGCAGGTATCGGATACCCAAAAGAAGCGGCTACTCGCAATCGGGGAAGATAGGCTTGTTAAAGCGATTGATCGCTACAGTCTTGAATTGCAGAAGGACGCCGACTGGAGGAAAGCACAGTACGGGAGCACATTTTTTAACAGTGGCTATGTGGATTATCTGGACGAGAACTATGTACCGGGGAAGGAGCAGAAGCCTGCGGGTGCAAAAAATCAATTCAATGATTTCGAACAGCGTGAATGTGATTATGCGGATTTGGAAAGAACATTGCTCAATACACCTGTCCGGTAGGTTGAAACACCGCCCGTAAGGGAAAAGAAACTTTGCAAGTGCGGAATTATAGTTATCACAGGCCATGATCTTAACTTGCCAATATCGGGGCGGCAATCGCCCCACCATCCAGAGAGGTGAGAGAAATACATAGAACCAGCAAAGAAAAGCGCCTAGAGCGAGAAAATATAAAGCTGATCGGGCAGATCCAGGGCTATGAGGATTCTAAGCCGGAGCACCGGGACCCGAAAGCGTACAAGAAATTTAAGGCAGAGCCTACTTACTATGGCAGTGGACGGATGTGTAGCTATGGTGACAAGACGAAGGTTTGCGATCCAGGCTGTATATTTTGGAACACATGCGTTAAAGGGCGGCACAGAGAGGAGAAGTAATGCACGGAGTAACACAAAGGGAGCAACTGATACCGATGAGCGTATACAGAAGGGAACTTGCAAAGGCACGCCTTGGGGATAATATTGCGAATCATATGGGATTTATATTTGCCCTTGCACTGTATGACAAATTTGATCTGACATTTAAGCAGATCACGAACTATTACACCAAAACAGTAAACAAGCGTGTTGCATGGCAGGACGATGATAACGAAGATGTTACAAGCGAAAGCATGATGGAGTATTGCCGGAAACGGAAAATTGATGTGGTCGGCTGGGTAAAGTCGATACCAATGTCGCAGAAGCTGTACATGGCAGATATTCAGAAAGGGCACGCAGTGCTTGGAGCAGACCGCAATATCGAAAGTGCACTGGCATCGACAATGTACCTGACGATTCCCACGCTGAAAGAGTCGTATCGGTTCTCGAATGCTAAGATCAAGGAGTTTATGAAGTGGGTGGCGTACTACATTGATTCCTATTGGCGCAAGCAGCCGAAAAGCAAGGATCACTATCTGACGGACGAGATCATCCGGAATCAGTTCATTGAGGATGAGCATTGGGACATTGTTACTGGAAAGGCGGTGTAAGCAATGTATACGAACGTAATTAAAAGTCTTTGTTCGCTTCCAGCTACAGACGGAAATTTTACATCAGTGCTGAAAACAGCAACATCGAATCAAATTCGTTTAGCAATCGAGACGATGGAGCACAACGGTGGGAAAAATAAAGGCAGGATTAAAGCCTGTGATAGAGAACTGGAAAACAGAATACTTACGAAAAAAGATAAGCATGGAAAGTATGTCTCTAAGGAGCATTTAAGCATTCTTTGTAATACATTTTCATCGGAACATAGGCTTAAAGCCATTCTGAACAAGCTCGGGGAATACGAAGATGCTGAACGGCAGGGGTTGCTTTTACGGTTGCCGTGTGGAATTGGATCAGATGTATATATAATTCCTAGCAAAATCAATTGTGAATTAAATATTTTAAGTCTGCACCCGGAGAACAACAAAGTTTATCATCAGAAAGTAGCCTTGATTACTTTTACAGAAAAAGGATGGTACATGGAGTGTGATAAGGATCGAGAATATGCAACAGACCGAATCCTGTCAGAAAAAATGTACAAGGAAACCTGGTTTTTATCACAAGAGGAAGCCGAAGCCAAGCTGAAAGAAATGGAGAAAAAGGATGTTTAATGAAATTTTCAATGTGATGAAATGCTTTCCGAAGAGTTATATTACTCAATTTGGAGAACTTATTTTATCAGACAAAGGGAATGTATATTTTACAGCAAAAGACTGTAATACACAGAAAGATATTATCTGTAAACTTTTAGAGTGGTGTTCCAGACCACTTGCAAAGGGAGAACCTTACCGCCAAGAGAAGAGAAATAAAGAATGGAGGGAATCACTTCTTTCTGGATACAATGAATATCTCGGAACACAATTCACGCAAGAGGATATGTACTGGATTTACGATAAACTCGGAAACGCAGTCAATCACGAATTGACGTTGAAATTTATTACAAGCGGATATGATTTGAAGCTTGTATATCCGGAGAAAGGAGAAAGTCATGGAGAATAGATATTTATTCCGTGCGAAGCGGATTGATAACGGTGAATGGGTGGAAGGATATCTGTCATACCCATTTTGCACGAAAAAGGGCAACGAAAGTTATTATTTCTACGCAAAGGATAGTTTGGGTTTCTTCTGTCGCTGTGTTGTAGATGCATCTACTATCTGCCAATGTACCGGCTTAAAAGACAAGAACGGCAATCTGATTTGGGAGAATGATATTGTAAAAGACTTATTTAGTGATGCTTGTGCACAAATCAAATACGGCAGTTATCAGAGTTGCTTTGATAGCACCAAAACTGAACATGTCGGATTTTATGTAGACTGGTCAGGCAAGTATACTAAAAGATACAGAAAAGATTTAGGTTATTGGATAAATATGGTTAATGCAGAGGTTATCGGCAACATATTTGACAACCCAGAACTGTTGGAAGTGTAACTATGACGGAGAATGAAGCAATCGAGATTGCGAAAGGCGGTGGAGTGAATGAAATGGGAGAATAAAGCAGTAACAAAAATAACAGGCATTTCGTTAAGCTCAAGCGTCAGAGAACTTGCAATGGCGATAAATCATAATGCAGAAGTCTTGAGAGAAGCAGTGCAGAAGATAGAAGAATTGAGCGATAAAGTTGAAAGACTAAAGGAAGGTGGAGTGAATGGCAAAGAGCAAAGCCAGTAAAATGAACGGATATCGTAGCATGGTAAGCCGTCAGAAAAACGATGTTTTTAAGTTTAAGCCTAAGAAGAAAAAGAAAGGGTGATTGTATGGCTAAAGCAATTTTGGTTATGGATATGCCGGAACAGGTATGCCAGAAATGCACATTGTGCTATGAGACAGAGAATGATGACGAATATCTGTGCTGTGCGGTAGGAAAACTTTTACCAGATGGAGAGAAGCCGGATTGGTGTCCGCTCCGAGAATTGCCGGAGAGGAAAGAAACTCATACGGTGTTAGAGCTACATTCTAACGGTCGATGGACAGAAGGCATGAAGGCTGGCTTTAATGCCTGCTTGGATGAAATTTTAAAAACAGATGGAATGAGAAAGGAGTAATGACAGAAGCCTTGGTAGACCAAGGTTGACCGCCTAAAGGTGAAGAAAGGCGAGAACAAAAGGAATTTAATTTGCGGTGCTTAAAGCACTATTGGGAGCCGTAATTCCTTATCCACGGACACAGAGCAATCTGTTAAGTGGTTGTCATGAAAAAATTAAAAGTATGTTGGGTAAGTGCAGGCATCAGTAGTTTTATGGCTGGATATTTAGCCGGTGATGTAGATGAATGGATTTACATAGACATAGCTGACCAACATCCGGATAGTATCAGATTCATTAAAGATTGTGAGAAAGCAATCGGAAAGGAAATACAGATACTGAAATCAAGCGAGTACAGATGCGTAGAGGATTGCGTAAGAGCGTTCGGAGGATTTAGAAATCCGGCAAACGGGTTTGCACCTTGCACGAACTGGCTCAAAAAGAGAGTGAGAAAAGAGTGGGAGGAACGACATAAGGATTGTGAATTGACCTATGTCTGGGGTTTTGACCTTAAAGAGAAAAACCGGGCAGAGCGGACGATTGAAGCGAATCCGCAAGCCGCACACGAATTTCCACTGATTGACAAAAACCTCTCGAAAGAAGAGGTACATGGATTGTTTGAACGGACTTTTGATTTTGCCCGACCTTTGATGTATGACCTTGGCTATCCGAACAACAACTGTATCGGATGCGTCAAGGGCGGTATGGGATATTGGAATCGTATTCGAAAAGATTTCCCGGAAGTATTCGAAAGTCGGGCGAAGTTGGAAAGAGAAGTTGGTTATTCAATCCTTAAGGACGGCAAAGGGAATCCGGTATATCTGGATGAACTTGAACCGGACAGAGGTAACATGAACACAGAGATTTTCCCGGATTGTGGAATTATGTGTTATTTGGCGCAACAGTAAAAGGGGTGATTATTATATGGCGAATAGTACAGATATGGCATACAGACGAGATAATTTCATCTTGCAATTTCTCGATTCTGTATGCCAACCACCGAAAGAGTATTCGCAACAGGATATAGATGATTGTAACGATGCAATTGCAGAATATGAATGTCTGCTGCAATATGCTATTGATTGTAAAAACAAGAATGAGATCGCATTTTTGAGATCAGAAATTCAACACACAAAAGCTGAAAAGCGATATATCAAGAGAATGATGAAAAACAGAATGGAGCCTGCACTCACATAATTTTCACATGATAGAGAGTTTGCGATTGTTAAGACCGAAGCACTTGGGGAACACATAATGTTCTAATCGTAGTCGAGAGGTCGGGAGTTATGCTAGTGCGTAATTCTGTTTGGTTTCTGGGAATACTCGAAACCAATACCCAGCACATTCTCTTGATGAATTGCTTTCTGATGTTCCAAAGGACCAAATAATCGGAGACAATCTGATTCGGGCATGGAACATCATTAATAACAAAAACTATGAAACAATAGTGTGTTCTGTTTCCGGTGGTTCGGATAGCGACATTATGGTAGATATATGTGTTAAAGTAGATATTTACCACAAAATCCGATATGTATGCTTTAATACCGGACTGGAATACGGAGCAACAAAGGAACACATCAAATACTTAGAAGAAAAATATGGAATAAAGATTGAAATATTCGAAGCATGGCAACACGGAATGACGATCCCAAAAGCCTGTACGACATACGGACAACCGTTCTTGAGCAAAACCGTAAGCGAGTTTATAAGCAGATTGCAGAAACATAATTTTAAGTGGGAAGATAAACCATTTGAGGAATTGTATGCAGAATATCCGAAATGCAAATCAGCTTTAATGTGGTGGTGCAATTTAAAACCGGGCAAAAGAAATAATATCAGTTGGAATAAATGGCTCAAGGAATTTTTGATTGCAAACCCGCCAACATTCCGAATATCGAATAAATGTTGCGAAAAGGCAAAGAAAGATATTTCCCACGGAATAAAGTGTGATCTGATGATTACCGGCATACGGAAAGCAGAGGGTGGAGCAAGGGCGGCGTCTTACAAGAATTGCTATAGCCAAAAAGAGGGCAATGCAGACGAATACAGACCTTTATTCTGGTACACGAATGATGACAAGAAATGTTATGAGGAACATTACGGAATTGAACATAGCAAATGCTATACAGAATATGGGCTAAAGAGAACCGGTTGCTGTGGTTGTCCTTGTGGGCGAAACCTTGAATTTGAACTTGAAGTGCTGAAACAGCATGAGCCAAATTTGCACACAGCCGTATGTAATGTATTTAAAGATAGTTATGAATATACAAGAGAATATCATGCATTTTGCAATGAAATGAATAGGAAACAGAAGACATATTACCAAATGACAATAGACGAGTTTATTGAGAATTAAGAAAGGAGCCGGAACCTATCCGGATAAAAGGCGCGCCGGGTTCCTTTCAAAAAATGACATATAGAGAATTCTTAGAAACAAAAATTGAGCTGGCTACAGACAGCGGGTTTGTTGTAAAGCCAGAAAAAGTAAATAAGGTATTGAAGCCACACCAGAGGGATGCTGTGGTGTGGGCGCTCAAAGGCGGTAGGCGTGCACTGTTTGAGAGTTTTGGACTTGGAAAGACGGTACAGGAGATTGAGTTTTGCCACTTGGCAGCGGAGTACAGCGGTGGTCGTGCGTTGATCGTATTGCCGCTTGGGGTAAAGCAGGAGTTCACGCATGATGCGGTGGAAGTGCTTGGATATGAAAAGCCGGAATATTGTCGGACAATGGAAGAAGTGGAGCAGAGCACAAGCCAGATCGTATTGACAAATTATGAGCGTGTCCGGGATGGAGATATCCGACCAGACTACTTCACAGCGACATCCTTGGATGAAGCCAGTGTTTTAAGGAGTTTCGGAAGCAAGACTTATCAGACATTCTTGGATAAATTCAAGAACGTTCCGTATAAGCTGGTAGCCACGGCTACACCATCACCAAACAAATACAAAGAGCTGATCCATTATGCCGGATATCTGGAAGTGATGGATACCGGGCAGGCGTTGACGAGATTCTTCCAGCGCGACAGCACAAAAGCGAACAACCTCACATTGTACCCAAACATGGAAGATGAGTTTTGGATGTGGGTAAGCAGTTGGGCGCTTTTTATCACGAAACCTTCAGATCTCAATCCGGTATATTCCGATGAGGGATATGATCTGCCGCCGCTTGAAGTAAGATGGCATGAATTGCCGGTGCATTATGGCGATACTGCAGATCGGGACGGCCAGATGCAGTTATTTCAGGAAGCTGCCGAGGGTTTGAAAGAAGCTGCGGCAGTGAAGCGGGAGAGCATTGACCGCCGAGTGGCAGAAATGAAAAGGATTGTGGAAGAATCGCCGGATGATCATTTTCTTTTATGGCATGATCTGGAAAATGAACGGCACGCAATCAAGAAAGCAATGCCGGATGTGGTAGAAATCTACGGATCTATGGACTATGACCTGCGGGAACAGCGGGTAATTGATTTTTCGAATGGACGGACAAAGTTGTTTGCTACGAAGAAATCATTGTCTGGATCCGGATGTAACTTTCAGAGATATTGCCACAGGGAGATATTCCTTGGAATTGATTATGAGTTCAACGATTTTATTCAGGCGGTACACCGGTGTTACCGCTTTTTACAGAAAGAACCGGTTGTGATTGACATTATCTACATGGAGAACGAGAGGCAGATCAAGGAAGCGTTGCTGGAAAAATGGAAGAATCACAATCATATGGTTACAAAAATGATCGAGATTGTAAAAAAGTATGGTCTTAATTCGGAGAATAAGGCGCAGCGGTTAGAAAGGAAGATGGGCGTGGAAGGTAGCAGGGAAGAAAGAACAGTAAGAGGAAACCATTATGAAGCGGTATATGGGGATTGCGTAGAGGAAACCCGGGCAATGGAGACAAACAGTATTGATCTGATACATACCTCGATCCCATTCGGTAACCATTACGAGTACAGTGCCAATTATAACGATTTCGGGCATAACCAGAACACGGACCGGTTCTTTGACCAGATGGATTTCCTCACACCGGAACTGCTTCGGGTGCTTAAGCCGGGGCGTGTGGCAGCAATCCATGTTAAAGATCGTGTATTATTTGGAAATGCAACTGGTACCGGGATGCCAACTATTGAACCATTTCACGCGCAATGCATCAGCCATTATATGAAGCATGGTTTCCAGTATTTTGGCATGATTACGGTCGTGACCGATGTGGTTCGTGAGAATAACCAGACATACCGCCTCGGATGGACGGAACAGTGCAAGGATGGTTCCAAGATGGGTGTAGGATGTCCGGAATATATACTATTGTTCCGTAAACTTCCTACAGACAGAAGTACAGCTTATGCAGATGTACCGGTAAAGAAATCGAAAGAGGATTATACAAGAGCACAGTGGCAGATAGATGCACATGGTTATTGGAGATCGTCAGGAGACCGACTGATCAGCAAGGAAGAACTCAAAGATTTTCCGGTTGATAGCTTACAGACAGTGTACAGAGAGTATAGCCGCGGCAATGTATATAACTATGAGGATCATGTGAAACTTGCGGAAGATCTGGATAAGGACGGAAAGCTCCCGGCAACATTTATGGTTGTTGCACCGGGATCGTGGAATCAGTTGGAAGTATGGGATGATATCAACCGGATGCGTACCCTTAATACCACGCAGAGCCGCAGACGCGCTCAGATGCACGTATGCCCGTTACAGTTGGATATCGTGGAGAGAATCATCAACAGATACAGCAATGAGGGCGATACGGTCTATGATCCGTTCGGTGGCCTTATGACAGTACCAATGACGGCGGTTAAGATGCATCGGAACGGCAAGGGATGCGAACTGAATCCGGATTACTTCCGGGATGGCGTTGGGTATCTGCAGGCTGCGGAGAATGAAGTGGACGAGCCGACATTGTTTGATTTTATGGAGATACCGTCATGAAAGAAGAAACGCCGGAGAAAAAAGTAAAGTCATATAGTGAGCAGATCCGGAAAGAAATAGGCCAATGGAAGGACATAAACCAGAACGGGTGCAATGATCCGCTCTGGCCGGATGGCTGCAATATGAATCTCGTGAGAAACCATATCCTCTATTATCAGAGAAAAATTTCAGAAATCTGCGAGGAAAAGAATTTGCCATATCCAGAAGCATACTATTTTTCAGTACCTCCAGAGGTTGACAACTTCTATATGGCAAATCTGAAACAGAGAGATCGTGTTAAGCGGATATTTTACGGTGGGTATGTACCGGTAAGAAAGAAATATTACTACGATGAACAGCAGATATGTTTGTTTTAAACAGCCGGACACTGCAATGCCCGGCTCATGAGTGCTAAGACTCTCAACCTATTGTCATTATAGCACTCATGTACATCATAGTAAAGACTGGAATTGGAGGGGTTATATGACAAAAGGAGAATTTACAAACAATTTAATATACGACATGGCTGGTTATCTGGATGCCGAGGGGACAGAGAGATTAAAGATGGCACTTGCGTATCGAATGAAAGGTTTACATCTGGTGCCGGATGAAACATTACCGGCTACGGATGTAAGGGACAATGAGTGGATTCTTGGACGATATCACGTTGATCTGATCGCAGTCGGCAGGAAAGAGAAAACGATTGAAATGTACCTGTACACATTAAAGAAATTCTTTAATGAAACCGGACTTCATTATGCCGTTATGACCGGACAGGACGTAATGGATTATATTGCCATAAGGCAGTATCGGGACAAGATCTCGAAGTCATACGCCGGAAATATTCAGAAATGTTTATCCGCATTTGTCAAGTGGGCGTACCGGAAACACCATATCGACAAGGACATATACTGGGATATTGACAAGATCAAAATCCCGCAGAAGCGCAAGAAACGCTTATCTGATTATGAAGTGTCTAAATGCAAGAATGTTTTAAAGACTTTGCGTGAAAAGGCACTTTTGGAATTGATGCTTAGTGCAGGCCCGAGAGTTGGCGAAATCTGCAATCTCAAAATCGAGAATCTGGATTTTGAACGTGGTGAAATTCAGATTTACGGAGAAAAGAACAGTAAATGGCGTACTTGTTTTATGACACCGGATTGCAGGGTTGCTTTAGAGCAGTATGTAAACGGCAGGACAGAAGGATATATATTCCTTAACAGCCGGAATGTGGAAACCGGGAAACCACTGTGTAAGGCAACGATAGAAGAAATCGCGAAAGAGATCGCAAAGCGTGCCGGATGCCGGAACGTGGCTACGGTGCACGTATACCGAAAAACATTTGCAAGCCGGGAGTATCAACGAACGAAAGATATTTTATATGTATCGCACAGACTAGGACACGCAAACACAGCGGTTACGGAGAAATACTACATCTGTGACGATATCTTGGCAGACCGGAAGATGGCAAACGTTGCTTAGTTATGTAAAGGGGGGAATGTTTAGTGGACGAAAAAGAAATATACGAAATTTGTCAGAGTGTAGATGCATTTATTGCGGACTATCTGGCAGAATCCATTATTAAGGGGACAAGCTACGATCTTATGGAAGCACACCACGGCATTCTTCCAATATCTCGAAATTGTTTCTACCGCCGCCGCAGGATCGTACAGCGGATCATTAAGCAAAGGTTAGGGCGGATCGAAGAGGAACAGAGCGGCCAGATGCGGATGGTGTGGTAAAAATTTCCATTTGACATAATCGAACACATGTTTTATCATTAGGCATATAAGGAGGTAGCAAATGGGAGAAAAGCCAAACAACGAGCTTACGAATAAAGAAAGAGAAATGTATGAGTATATTGTGAAGCACATGGAAGAAAATTTAATTTCTCCATCTTTTCAAGAAATCTGTAAAGGAGTAAACACAAAATCAAAGTCATGTGTGCATTATAGGCTTAAAAAGTTAATGGAAAAAGGCTATATAACTCTGCGAGAAGGGGAACCAAGAACAATTCGCCCAATTGGGTATAAATTAGTAAAAGAAAGCGAGGAGTAAAGAATGTATACAAAGTTGTTGTCAGTAATTGCCATTATAGAAATAATGTGGGAAACAATATTTTCGGTATTATGTGTACTAAAAATGACATTAAAAGATATTGCAAGATCTAGTTCGTTGGGAGGAATTGGAGATGGGTGGAAAACCAATCTTACACAAAGACACTATGCGCGATGCGGAATTTTGTACATAGTTTTTGAAAGCCTGCTGCAAATATATATGGTGTTTGCTGGAGACATAACAAGGGTTTCATTTCGGATAGCCACTGCAATTGTGGTTATTATACCTTCTGTATTCGCGGTATGGAGCACAAGAAGATATTTGAATCAACTAAAAAATGATATTAAACATTAA